AGGTGGCGAATGGGAACCATCTCAGATAGTTGTGCCAAACACTACTGCTGATGCAAGTGGTTCTCTTGTTCTACCTCGTGAGTATTTGCTTCACATGGTAGGTGTAAATAACAACGGTGGTTTTAGCCGTGGTGTTCTTGAAGGTTATGCTGATTCTCGTGCATACCCACAATCTCCAGATCCAGTTGCACCTGATTTAGGTAGTGGTGAAAACTGGTTGCGTGACATGTTTAATGTTGGAGATGATAATAGTGAAGTTATTCGAAATGCTACTGATAAGAATGACGAATTGCCTTATCCACAGGTAGATTACCCGGGCGGAGAAACTCAAATGCCCGGTCTTCAGGTCCATGATTTTGTTAATATTTTTGAAACTAATGCTGTAAATGGTCTTGGTATTCAGCGTTTGAAAGGTGGCAATTTCCCTTGTGGATTAATGGCTATTGATTGGACTCAGCCTTCGGAAGGTGCTCTTGCGTCTTCTTTGAGTATTCAGATTGATTTGGTTCCCGGTAACCACAGAGGATATCTCTGTGAACCAATGACGGAGATGTGATCGTATGGCAATAGTTCCTGATGCAACTCCTCTTGATAAATCACCTGCTGCAGTGTCGATTTTGAATCATATTAAAGAAAACCGTGTAGAGTATATGCTCGGTGTCGCTGTCCTTCACCTTCTTGGTGTGAGTGACAAAGTTATTGCAACACTATCTGGAGTGTGTATTTGATGGCAAAATACAATTATGGTAAGACATTTAAGAAAAATGGCAAAATGGTTAGGTATCGTTATACCAACCGTAGAAAGTCTACTAAAAAATTAGTAGCTGCTAAGAAAAGAAATTATCGGAAGCGATATTGATGTGTGAATGTGATCCGAATTATTCGGTCATGATTATAGATGATGATTTAAGGCATTGCATTTGCGAATGCTGTGGAGCGGAGTGGGTTGAATGACGAGTTATTTTGAGATTGGTGGTATGATTGTGGAAGCCCACATGCCAGTCGATGGTTCGGCCGAACCCCCCCGGATTTTCAGACGTTCAGGATTTGAATCTCCCCGGATTGAATCTTCCTATGGGTCGATGGATACCCAGAACCCCCAAGGATTTTCAGATTCCAAAGAGCACCACGCAGTGGCCGCCGGAGGCAGTCCCCATGTTGATGAATGGGGTCGTGCATCTATTGGTTCGATGATGGTTAGAACAGGTGCAGCAATGTTGTTGATACCTGATCCACTTGAACCTGTCAGCACTCCTATTGCTGCAGGTTTGGTATTTGCTGGAGTAGCGTTACACGCTACGACTTGGTGAGCAAAGCGAACAAAGAAAGGGGGGGCAACTTGCGCTTTTTCAGCGTTAGTATTATTACCCCCCCCCTTTTAACACTTAACATGCGGGATACAGAGAGCATGGAAAGTGATGTGAAGATTAACACCTACGTTTGTTGTGAGTGTGAGTCATACGAAGACCAAGACAATTGCGAAGTTTGTCAAGATTACCTATGGCGTGAAGCATGGCAGAGGTGTAATTCATGAGCCGAAGGATTTGCCGACATTGTTGGCCGAATGATTGTGGGTGTTTTTTGTGACTCAAAGAACGTTACTTTATTTTACAACTTCTTGTAAAAAGTGCGGTATATCCGGTGTGGATATGTTTGAGGAGTGGTATGCTGATCACTATCAGCCAGGAATGTATTGTGAACCATGTATTGATGGTGAATATCATGAGTGAGCAGAGACGTCACTGGGTCTCTACTGTGTGGCCCGGTCATATTGGATATGAGGCCACAGATGATGAAGCGGAATTAATAGACGCTTTTGAGGCATGTTGGCGAGTTCTCGCAGATGCCCCCGGTCTTAAGTATGGAATCGCTCAGATAGAGCGGAGTCCTGATACTGGGCAACTTCACATCCAAGCGTATACTGAATGGGCGCAATCTAAGCGCCTTAGTGAGGTATACAAGATATTTCCATCCGATCTAGATTTCAGAAGAAGTAAAAACCGAGATGTTACTCGGGACTACTGTCGTAAAACTGAATCTAGAGTAAAAGCTCTACCTGAGCTTGGAGTATGGAGAAAGGAAAAGGCTCCGACTATTTCCCCTAAACAGCGAGCATTGTCATATTTGCGAGACGGATTGTCACCTGTTGAGATTTGTTCAATCGACCCCGAGGCTTATTTTACTCATCATCGGGCGATTAATGCTGTCTATGGTTCAATTCAAATGAAACCTTTAAGACCTTCTGACACCTCGTTAGAGCATGGCAAGAAAGAAGAACGGATACTCCGTGAAGAAGAGGAATAAGATTCAACCGTCAGTTATGACTTTGGTATTAGGGTCCTCTATTGGAACTCCTGGTGCTACTGTCAGAAGTTACATCGATTTATCGCAGATTGCGTCAATAGTAAATCGTCGATTTTACCGTCAAGGTATAAATTGGGCAGTTGCAGGTTTTAAGGTTGCAGCTGGTGGTGCTGGAATAGTTACCATTGGTAAACTCCCTAATACATGGGTTACTTCTAACGCATGGGAGAAAGCATTCCGTGCTTGGGATAAACAACAGAAGGATGATGTTGATGAGGCTGGCGGTCAATCCGCTATGGCTAAGTTCCGTGATTTTAAGGTATTCATGGACCCACGTCATGTTGATGAATATCTTGTTTCAGGTTCAGATCTAAATGCAACTAATTTGCTGCCCTTTGATTTGGCTGGTAATGCAGCCGCAGGTGGCGAATGGGAACCATCTCAGATAGTTGTGCCAAACACTACTGCTGATGCAAGTGGTTCTCTTGTTCTACCTCGTGAGTATTTGCTTCACATGGT